TTTCTCTTTTTGCCCGAAGCAGTAACAGAGTATTTAATTGCCTTTGGGCCTGTTTTCTTAGCCTTAGCAGTTTCTTTCTCTGCTTTGGTCATCTTGGCGGCTACCGCTTTTGGCCTGCAAGCTGGGTAAGGACGTTTAGACCCCTTGGCTTTTTTACGGCCACATTTCTTTCCGGTCTTTATGTCAACCCACTCTTCTTTAAACCATTTGGTTAAACCACCTTTAGACTTAGGCATAAGTACCACCACGCTTCTTGTACGTCTTGACCAGCCAAGCATTAGCGTACGCACTGGGGTACACGTCAAACTTGCGCTTGGCTTCTGACTTAACCCTAGAGTAAAGAGCTTTGTTTTTTACGTTGGAGGGTATAGTGCTTTTCTTCTTGGCCTTAGCCTTGGCTTTAGACATTAGTATTCACTAGACTTTATTCTTTTCTTTTTTTTCTTATCTAGTTTTCCTTTTTTCCTTGCACCCTTTACTAAATTTGCCGGTTTTGATCCCTTTTGATTGGTGTACTTTGGCATCAGCTTTCTCCTTAGCTTTTTTTGATAAGTCTTTGTAATGAAGTAACTTTACAGAAGTCTTACCGTGAGATTTACCAGAGTGCAGCGTGCCATCTGGCATTTTGTGAGTTCCCCCTGTGTGCAGAGTTCCGTCACGCTTGTAGTGTTTCATTCCTGCAGCCATAACTAATTACCAGTTTTTGCAAGACCAGTATCTTGCGGTGAGTTTACTAGGCTTGTTTGTATCACACTTGTGCCTAGCCCTAAATGATTTACGGCGATCAGGTTGATCTTTTTTAATCTTCATATTAGCGTCACCAAAGCGTATAGTCTTGGTCTTGTCACCTTCCTTGGCCACTACTACAAACTTTTTGGTTGGGTGATTAGGAGTCCGCTTTGGTTTGTTGAACCCGCTTACTCCTGCTCGCTCCAGCTTTGGATCCTTTTTCTTGGCCATTAACCCTCTCCTTGAGCTGGTCTAATTGCTGCTTCAAGTCTTTCAACTGCTCCCCCTGCTCCTTGAAGGCGCTGTTGACTTGGCCGAACAAGTTGTTGAGTTCTGTCTTGGTCATTAACATTAGTACGATTACCTTGTAGTTGTCTTTCTTTTAAAAGCTTGTCAGCAACTTTAAGCCTGCGTTCAAACTCTTTGTCCTCTTGATCTCCTTCTTTAAGATTACGAGTAATTGCTTCGATGCGATCAATTTCAAGTTCTTCTGGCGCAAGCTGTGCTTCAACAATCATTTTATTTGCCCGTGCTTGAGACTCAGCAGCTTGGGCAGTAAGAGCAGCCGTCTGACTCTGCTGAAACTCCATTTGAGCTTGCTGTGCAGCCATAGCCATCTGTTGAGCTTGTGGGTTGGGCTGGTTAGCTTGTTGCATCGCTACAATAAGTTCTTCACGGTTAGACAAGTTCATGTTGTCTATAATGCTCTGGATCAATACAGGGTACAAAGGACTGTCCTGTTGCATTGTTTGTAGGAGTTGTACAAGTTGAGTTACCTCGTACTCACGAGCAATAATGCCTAAAGTACTAGTAGGAATAAACTTGTAATCTGCTACAGGATAGTTTTCAGGATCAAACTGCATGTATCGGTGTGCAGCTTTGGTTACAAAAGGTAGGAGAAAAGACTGTTGAAAGTTAATAAGAGTACGCTTATGGCGCTTAATAATAGCGCCAAGAGACATACTGATGCCAGCCGCTGTCGCTTCACCATTAACCTGACCTGCAATTCCAGCAGAATCCACCGCCCCTGTAGCCTGTTGAACCATTTGCTGTAAGGCGGCGGCTTGACCAAATGTAATTTGGTTGACTTGACCAAAGTTGAACGGCTGTAGTACTTCACGAGGATCTCCGTTAGTTAAGATCATCTTGCCGGGACGAACTTCTGGCTTAGCCCCTCTGGGTAACCGAGTAGCATCTACCGCAAGCATTGGGTGAATAGTTAAGCTAAGGGCGTCAATGCGAGCGCGTAGCTCTGTATCCAAAGCCTTCTGGCTATTATAGCCTTTTTCACAAACACCCCGACCCCAGAATCTTCCCGGTACAATGTCCCAAGGGAATGCAACGACAGGGCGATCATTCATCATGTAAGGGTTTGCTTCAGCTTTAAGAAGAGTTCCGCCGTTAGCAATAACTACGATTGCCTCAACGTACATAGAGTCGTCTTCTACTTCTACGCCTTCTTCTTCTAAAAGCTCACGAGGTACAAGACCGTAGTACTTAGTCAACCGAACCTTGTCGTCGTTGTAAATGGTCAGGTCTTGATCTGGTTCTAAGTCTGTATCTGCAGCCGCAGACTCAACAAAAACTTCTCGATATATTCCTTGTTCTTGCAACAGTTCAACGTTGTGTTTGCTAACAAACTCATCAACCGCTACACCGTAAGCATCTTCAACTGAGGTAGCCACTGGATCTATTAAAAAGTTTTGAGGCAATACAGGCTTAAGTTTTACGACTACACGGTCAGTAATGTTTACTCCAACTGCCTGAAGATCACCGTCCATGATTGGCTCAGTTGCTGGAGCCATTTCTTTAACTTCTTCTAAAACTACTTCACCAATCCCTGTACCAAAAACTGCAGCGTTAATAAGACATTCTGCTACTGCTTTACGAACTTTACAAACTTCAAAGTCTTCAGTTAGTTTTTTTCGCAAGTACACCATGTCTTGTTTTTGCTGATCGTTTACGTCATCTACAATGTCAAAAAACTTACCGCGACCAAACGTGGCTTCTTCTAGTTCTGCGACATTAGACTCTACAGCTTGTTGCAAAGCAGGCGAAATAATGCGAGAACGCTCTGAACCTCGTTGAGAATCGTTTGGATCCCACTGACCACGCCACAAACGATAGTACTCTTCAAAACGCTCTTCGTAGTTTGACTCGTAGTAATCTCGCCAATCTTCACACTTTGTCATTACCCACTCTTCCAAAGACTCTTGGATCATTAGTGGGTCTGGGCTATAGATTTCATCTGCCATAGTATTTTCCTTAGATTATTGCTACGCTGTAACCAAGTGTAAAAAACACTACAGCAGAAATTGCGTAGATTCCATATGTATTAAAAGGACGCCAAACACGCTTGGTACTCATAGATTTTACTAGCTCATCTGGTAAAAGGTTCATCATTCTAGTAACCTGCTATTACGTCTAGTATTTCGTAGTCATCTATTTCGTAGTCGTAGTCGTACGCTACTTGTGCTAACTGGTCTATATATGCTAATGCGTCAACTAAATCGTCATGTGTTAGCGCATCTGGAAATTGAAACAGTTGATCTAAGAATCTGCTGTTCCACTCACCTTTGTTTAAGTTAACGTATCCGTTTTCAAACCGTCCCTGTAAAGCCCACATAACCCTGTCAGTTTTCTTTCGGTTACCGTGGCTCAGTTCTTCTACCCTAAAAAATGTTCCGTACCGTTTCATTAGGTCTGTTAGAGGAGACATTACAGCTTGTTTGGCAATTCCTTTTTCAATACCAACACTGACGGGTCTGTAGTCTCTAACGGCCTGAAAAATCTTGGTGGCAGTCTCGTTAAGATCCCACCGCCCATGTATAATGTTATCAACGTACCAACCATCAGGATTAACTTTAACAACAGCGATCGCGGTTTCATCTAGTTTAGTATTCTTTGTTCGTTTTTTGTTTACGTCTTCAAAGCCTGCAAGGTCAACAGCTATGTAGTAATCACCTTCGTCTGGTTTTTCTCCAAAGTGGACCCAATCTTCTTTGAACATTTCGGAGCCTCTTGCTTCAAATGAGGCCATAAACTCTTGTCGGAAGGCGTAACTCGACATGGACTTCTTTGCTGTATCAATTTCGTCAGGGTCGAGGATGGGGTTGTCATAACTGGTAAAGTGCCACCCCTTGTAAGTTTCATCGTCCCCTATCTCCGCAAATTTGTACAGTTCGTAGAAGTGGTTCCTGCCCATAGGCGTACCTATGAACATCGCTGAACCTTTTTGGTCAGCTAGTGCTGGACGGAGGATCTGCTCCCATACGTCAGGCTTCATGTCTGCGTACTCATCCATCACGAGAAACTTCAAGGACACGCCACGCATTGTCTCTGGCCTGTCGGCTCCTTTGAGACTAATCATGGCCCCGTTGACCAGCCTGATCTGCAGGTTGTTGATGTGTGATCCTGCAATCACAGGGTGTCCTAGCTCTAAGAGGGTCTGCCACATAATGTCACGGGCTTGTCCCTGAGTAGGCGCAACGTAAAACACTTGCCCTTTGTCGGACTGTAGTGCGTTAATAATTAACATCCAAGCTGCAAGTCTAGACTTTCCTGTCCGTCGTCCTGCAGCAACTACCTTAAACCGTGTTGTATCAGAGTAAACTTCTTGTTGCCACGGTAGTAGCTGTACGTTTAAGTCAGTCACTGTTTCTAGTACGTCCACATAACAGGTATTGAAGCCCGTATGTCTAGGTGGATAAAGTCACCAGCGACCCCTATGCCAGTAAAACCGTGTTCTAAGGCAGCTTTTATTAACGAATACCGATGAGCAGAGTTAGTTATCTTAATGTCTGCTGCTATGCCTTGCGCGTGAGTCCCCGGTATCTCTTTTATAGCCTCTAACGAGTGGCTAGGGCTTCTGTAGCCGCTGGTGATAATAAAAGGAAGACCACAATAATGCCTAAGTGTATCTAGTTTTTCTAGAAACTCAGGATTCATATTGTTTTCTCCTGTTTCTTTACAGTCAAACTCTGACAAAGAAAAGTATTTCACTTTTTAGTAGTTTTTTTCTTAGGCTTAGCTTCACTTAGGGTTTTTGCTGCCCTAGTTACGTCGTTGTTGTAGGCTCGTTCACAGTGTTCTTCGTCAAACACAAAGTTAATAGACGCTCCTAGCCACGCCCAAGCCTTATACTTACTTTTTAACCTGTGGCTACGCCCCGATACAGACTCATTAGCGTTGTCACCTAGTAATATAGCTACGTTTACTAGTTGACTAGTAGCATCTCCTACTCTTACTACGTATCCTAGTACTTCATCTAATGCTTCGTCTATTTTACTCTGTGACATCAGTAGCCTCGCCCTCTATTTCAGTCTCACTAGAAACAGTTGTAGTTCCAACCCCAGTAATATTAATTTGTATTGCACTTCTGCCTGCATCTTTAATCACATCTTTCTCAAATGCAGCAACAGGAAGAATACGATCCATGACTAACTTCCATGCAGCAGCTTGATTTTTGTGATCTGGGTCTGTGGCGGCTTCAAAGATAGCATCCATAACAGCACGAGAACGCGGAGAGTTTAACATCCTTGCCTTATACTCATTTATGATTGCTGCATCACCTTTAGGTCGTCCTACAACCCCTCTACCCCCTTTTTTCTTAGAGGAAACAG